CAGGTGTGAAGGTGGCGTGGAGTTGCAGTTCGGTCCCCTTGTTGTCCTTGCTTGCGTTCCTGCTGGTTTCAAGTTTCATCCAATATCCACCCAAAGGCTTCGGGCCTCTTCCTCGCTCAGTATGAAATCCCATGTAGCCGCCGTCCCATTCCTCTTTATAAGTCGCAGTACGCAACTGGTGAACAGGCTTTTGAATAAGGGTCTTGGTTTGACGGTCATATTTGTGAATCATGTTTTGGTGGTAGTATAACTCATGGACATGGCCCATCCAGGTGCAGTCATATCCTTCCATTGTCATCATTAACCTTGAGTCGTGAATTACGCCCTTGCTGATGACCCCTCCCCCACCTGCCCCATGAAAATAATGCAGGACGAAGTTCATCCCCCGATTGGGGTCGTGGTTCACTCGGATGTCTATCGTGCCGCCGTAGCCGCCAACTTCAACTGCTGACCCTGTGGCGTAGTTCAGCGTACTGGCGAATCGTTGCAGGATGTCGGTTTCCTGATGGTGTATAATGGAGGTTTCGTGGTTCCCGTAGCCAACCAGCAGAAGATTCTTTGCGTATGGGGCAAACCATTCCACCGCCGTGTTCACGATACTATCCAGGTACCTTGCATTGTTGTGTTCTTCTCGGATGTCTTCCTTGCTCCTGCGTGGGTCGCCCTTCCCCTGCATGAGGCAAAAGCAGTCACCATTAACGATGACTCCTGCATTGCGGCGTTGTGCCTCTTTGAGGTGGTTGGTAAGTAGCCCCCTGTCACAATGCGGGTTGTCCCAATGCAGGTCGGAAATTAGCAAGAACTCCTGCCCGCTTTGGCAGGTCAGGTCGTGGATGTTGCGAGCGTGTTTGGTTAGTGGTAGAATCATTGCAATGATTTGAGGTTTGCGTTCTCGGCTTCAAGGGCTTGGATTGTGTTCTCCAAACTCTCTATCCGCTGACGCAAAACTACAAGTTCATTGCGTAATTCTGTTAACTCTTTGTTCTGGGCCTCGGCGGTCGCCTGCCACATAGCCAGCACCGCTTGGGCTTGCTTGACTTGGAGGGAGTCCGCAGTAAAGCGACCCCGTGTCAGCCAAGCAACTGCACCGCCAACGATTGCGCTGACCGTGCCGATGATGGTGGTTTCAATTAGGTTCACTACTTGTTGGGTTCGCCCTTTGATTTATCCAACGCCATCCAACCGACTGACAACAAGGTCAATACCGAGCCAATGATTTCGGTGAGTGTAGTGGTGTCGATGATACCTTTGGCGACAAGTGTGCCACCGATGAAGGTGAGCAAGTGACGGAGCAGAGCGATGACGGCTGATTTCATAAGTGGTAATTTGGGTTGGTCGGGGTTGTCTTGACGGCGGCGAAATAGGCGCATATAGTGAAATGTTTTTATTTGGAAGGTGTTGCAAATTCTTGATAATCCTTCGTGTATTGTTCTTCCCACCCGCTGAATGAATGCACTCCGCACGGGGCGGGCCAAGTTTCGTAGGGGGTCGCTTCCTTGGGTGGGTCTGCCTCCCAAAGGATGTCGTAGCAGACAAGTCCATCCAAGACCCCAAGGGCCACCGCAGCGGTCGTGCCTGTGCATAGAGCCAGCACCTTGTCAGCGTCGGCCTGCTTGGGGAATGCGTACTTGCGGAAGGTAGCCATTAGAGGGTGGTGAGGGCAGCGAGTTGAGCGTTTGTTAAGCGAGTGGTGTAGAGGGCAACGGCACGGATGCGGTCGTTGAAGAAAGAACCAAAGCCTGCAATGCTATCTTGCGCCCCGATTGTTAACTGCGTAGCATTGTGAACCGTTGATGCCGATGCGGTTCTTGCGTCTACAATTGAACCGTTGAGTGCGACGACGAGGCCACTTGCAGCAGAGTTGAACGCAAAGGCCATCTTGTTAATACCTACGGACATTGCTGGCGCTATTGTTTGGTTATAGATATCCGTTCCGCTTGCATTGACAAGGCGGCATCTCAAAGATGCTCCAACCGTGTCAATCCTAACCTGCCCCGACACAGCCGTGCCAGCAATTTGGAACGACACGATTCTGCCCGTTTGCTGATTCCTTGAATCCACCTCCGCATAAATCGTCCCCTCGGTCTGACCTATGCAACCGCTGACTGCGCCTGTTACGTTGATAACGTCTGCGTTTCGGGTTGCTGTTCCTGTGGTTGTGGGGATGTAGGAGGTGGCTACCGAGCCTGTTTCAAGTTGTGCGCCCCATAGGTAGAAACTGCTCCCGTTACCAATATATGTTGTATCGGTCGCTGCGTCTTGCATTTGCACAAACACCGTGCCACCAGCGGTTGTGGCCGATGCGGTTCCTCGAATAGAAAAACGATACCAACCATTTCCATAATTCTCAACGGACGCTCCACTTCCACTTATATTCGTTATTGCCAAAGTGTCCAAACTCAATACCGCTACTGAATTGAAAGCAGTATTGGCGTTTATCAGCAAAAACCTGTTGCTTGAATTTTTCTTTACAAAAACCGAAAAGGTGTAGGTGGTCCCGCTTGTAAATGACAATAAATTTTGTTGTACTCTATGCCGTCCATTAGTGGAATTATCAGCCAATAAATCCGCATCAGTTGAGCCGTCAGGAGCGGTAAAAGCAGAGGTTGTGCCTGTTGTTACTGATATATTTGTTGGAACCCAAGTTCCCGAAAGTTCAAATCCCGCACTCTGCAACGCTGTGTTCGTCGCCGCAGGTTCTACCAAAAGCGCAGGACACCCCGTCACGCCTCCGCTGGTGTAGTAGTCCAACCTCGGTATTCCCGATGCTACGGATGCGACCAAGCCAGCAGAATCAAACCGCCGTGCCGCCGTGTTGCGGGTAACGGTGAAGTCCCCCGCCCCGCTTGTTGGGATTTGGGAATACAACTTGCCCGTCTTGAATCGGGCGGGAACTATGAGTAGTGAAGGCGTGGGCATTCTTAGAAGTTAAATAGAATAGCGAATCGGGCTTGCAGGCAACCGCTGACGGCGGCCTCTGCCGCTGCTGCCCCGTCGGTCGTAGCACGGGCGTTGAAGGCATCCCACGCAAGTTCTGCGGGGGTCTTGCCCATCACCATGGAGCGGGGGTATCCGTAGCCGTAGCCTATCAGCATGGTTAGAGGAAGGTGTATCCGATGACCGAACCAACCGAAACCGTTACCGCCGTAATCTTGCCGCCGTTCCTCCCGCAAATCACGATGCCTGCGGAGATGGATTTGGTGGAAAAGTTGTAAGCGGTCAGCAAGTTTTCGCTGCCTGTACCCGTGAGGGTGGTCATAGTTGCGGCTGAATTGACGACAAGAAAGTCGTAGTTCTTGCCCGTTGCGGCTGCACCTGAATCAATCAGTTCGCAAGTACCGCCCTGTCCGAGCATTTGTTGAAGAATAGGAGTTGGCATTTTATTGGGGTTGCTTGTAAGGGTAAATGTAGGTTAGGTCGGAATTTCACAAACGGAATGACTGTATGGGATTTGGAACGACATCGTAGCCACCCATCCCGCTGTGCGGTCATCACGGCTCTCTACAAACCTCGTAAGGCTGACGCTGGTACTTAGCGTCCACTCTTGCGTCGGGTCGTTTGTAAGGCTTGAAATGAAGTCCTGTGCGATTTGCAGTTGGTCGCTCAAAACTTCGTCCTCATTATCCTGCCAGCCAAGCGTCGGACTGCCCGAAACCACGCCACCCATCGTGGCAATGGATTCCACTCGGTCGCTAAAATAGACACCCACAGTAAGGTTGAGAGTACCCAAGTCAGTAGTCGCTGACTGCACATCCGCAAATACGAGTGGATAGACGATGCGCTCACGGCTTGGGGTGCGAAGGTTTATCGTGTTGTCCGTTCCGATTGCAAGCGGGTCGCCCGTCCCGAAGGAGTTGACCTGGGGATGGGCATTTGCAAGCGCAAGGAGTGCTTGCTTGATTTTTATCCATGACATAAGCCTGTAATTTCAGAATATTTTTTGAGTGCGCTCCCATAGGGTTCAACAGTTATTGCAGTAGGGGTCATATCCGTAAGGCCAAGGGCGGTCCAAGCCAGCACCACGGCGCAGGGTCCGAGCATCCAAAGCCATCCCCGTGTTGTAGTTGGTTCCGTTGGGATAGATGGTGTCAAGTGCCGATGGCGGGGAGTTGAATAGCGGGTAGTCGGTGCGGTTCTCCATCAGGAACCTGGTAATGCGTTCCGAATACCACTCGGCATCGTTCTTCACTTTGTCCGTCAAGCGGGTAATCTCGTCCATGCTCATCTGCGAAGATTCCTCGCTGGTTCTGCGGACCATTCCCTTGTTCATGTACTTGAAGGCAAGGACCATGGGTAACTCATAGTAGAGCCATTGCACCATAGCGGGTTGGATGTAATCTTCCAGCAGCGTGGTGTTGAGTGCCGTGGTCGTGCCGCTGACCACTTGCGTCACCATCTCCGAGTACAAGGCCGACCCAACGATTGGCTGAATGCGCATCTCCTGCACCTTCACGATGGTTGGCCGAATCTGCGTAAACGATACATTCTCGTTGATTACGGAATTGTCCAGCAGGGTTTGTTCGCTTATGAATAGTGCCTTCATGCTTTTGAAATTTTGTTGCCCTTACGGATTACAATCTGCTGCTCCCATACATGGCGGCATTGGGGGCGGTTCACTCCGCTGGCGGTATGGTACCAACCACCACGGCGATTCCAAACGGAGTAACCCATGATGTTGGAGATGCCGTCAATATCGTCCCGTGTGTACACCTTGCCTTGGTCAGCCAGGTCCAGCATCACCTTGCAGAACTCACGGCTGGAGCCTTTGTCCTTGTTGCTGAACCCTGCGGCCCATGCGTATTTGTAGCGGACCTCCAGTACAGGCTCGGCCACTTCCTTGATATTCTTGGGCAGGTTCTGCTCTGCGATTTGGTCCACCGCTCTTGCAATGGGGTAACGGTCTTTTGTGATTAGGTAAGCGACACGCTTGGCGACCTTGGCCTTGCTGACCCCAAACTCCTTGGCCATTTCTTCCACGCTTGCGTCACGGTTCTTCTTGCGGTAGGCTTCAATTTTTTTGTCCAACTCTTTCTCTTCCTCGCCCAGTTCAGCGAACGCTTGTCGCACTTGGTCGTCTAAATCGGCATCAAACCGCATTGGCTTACTGTGCATGACAACATACTCGTCTGCGTTGCTCCCAAACTTGCTTGCAACCACCTCCAAGACCTTAAATTCCTCGTCCCCCCATCCGTAGTCCTCGGTATCTTCTTCGCCCCATGTAGGCTCGGAAAACGCTTGCTCTTGCACTCCGAGCAGGGTGTTCACTTCTTCGGGGGTCAACCCGAAACCAGCGGACAACATCGTGCGGGCCATCTCCAAGGTGATTTTTTCTTGGGCATAGTGCCGAACGATACGCATGAGGTTTTGGTACTCACGGCCCGACAACTTCTTGATGTTGTCGTTGCTCATCACCGCTGGTGTTTGCGGTTGCTCGTCGGGCTGGGGATTGGGACCCACCACATCGGCGGGTTGCTTTTCCAACGCAGGGAGGCCCGCTTTCTCACGGAGTTCTTCGGGTGTCATTATTTGCAGCAGGGCGGCTTCGGATAGTCGCTCCGTGATAGGCTCCACGGGGATAAGTTCCATCCCTTCCACGCCGTTAAAGGACCCCAAATAGTTAATCATCCGCTCCACCTTGCGAACTCGGTCGTTCACATAGGTCGCTTTGAATAGTTCGTACGCCTCCACCAGTTCCTGCCGCCCTCCCAGTTGGCCTTCGGTCTTCACCCCGAATAGCATCGGGTTCACGACACGGTGCGAAATAAATATTTCCGATTGAATGGCCTTGTTCAAAATCTCAAACTGCTTGTCCATGTCGGACGGGGTCAGCGGTTCAAGCGTCGGGGCCTTGCTGACATCGTCGTTGAAGGTCACCACAAAGCGGCCTGCGTTGTCGGTGCCCGAAAACTTGCGTTTGATTTGCCGCTCAATGTCGCCCTGCTCTTCGGGCGTTGGGATGCCGTTGTTGAAGTTAATTAAATACCCGCCCCAAAAATTGTTGCGGAGGTTGTTGTTGTGAAAATTAGCCACCTGCACATCCGCTTCTATCCACGCCAAGCCTCCCATGTATTCGGGTAGCGGATAGGACTTGACACCCGCTGCATAGACCCGATAGTAGAACAGTTGCTTGCCGATGCGGTTGTCAGCGTCAAAGGCGGGGATTTTCTCGATATCCCCGATTTTGGGGTAAAGTTGCACCATGTCGTCGTTGTACCAATCGGCCACTTGGAACATCCGCTCCTCCTTGTCCACTCGGATTTTCTCAAAGGGGATATGCTCCATTTTCGCAATGGTTCCCATCTTATTCCAAGTGACCGCAACGGCGAACCCGTTGAATATTTCCAAGTCAAGGACAAGTTTCTCGGTGATGTCCGTCACATCGTCATGCTCACTCAACCCGTCAAAAAACTTGGCGTAGCGGGCTTGTTGCTCAACGGTCATCTTTTCGCCAGGTTGCCATCCACCGCCCACGATGTAGTTGACCTTGCCGTTCACAATGGCATTGTGCTTGGAACTGCGGCGGTAGTTGTCCAACAGGTAGTAGGGGTATTCATTGAACGCCCCGTAGGTGATGTATTTGCCCGCTTTGTTTTCAAGCATCACGGGGACTTTATGCTCAATACCCAACCATTGGGTGAACGATTGCTTTATACTGCTCATAGCGTGTGGACTGTAAAGGATAGGGCCGAAATGACGATGGTCTGCGCTGAATCCACGGCGTTGATGTAGATAGTGAACTCGTCGTTCAGCGCACCTTGGAGGACGGTTTCGGTGAACACCGCATGGCCGTTGGTGTGCGTTGTGGTCAGGTCAGCCATGGATTGGGCGATGATGTTCCCGTTCTTGGCGATGTAGATTTTTATTTGGGTTTGATTGTTTTGAGCGATAACCATATTCACCGCCACCCGTAAGGCTGCACTCGTCGTTCCTGTGTAGGTCAGCGATGTGGTGGTGCGTGAAAAGTTGTAGGTTGAAAGTAGCCCCAACTTCATTGCAGTCGTCAACTTGACGGCTTGCCCTTGGGTCGGAGTCCAGTTGGTTGCTTGGTCCAAGTACAGGTTGCCCACACCCCTCTCTCGGTCAAGGGTGGCGGTATCGGCAATGTCGTCAAACAAACCACCCACACGGGCGGCGGTGTTCGCTCCTGCGGAGGTTTCGTTGGTGATGGTAGCAGCAGATGCCGCCAACTGGCTTCGGGTTTGTACGCTCATGCGAAAGATTGGTCAAAGGTTGTGTCAAAGACACCTTCGTCGGACGAACCGAAGACGGTGTACTGGATGGAATTTGCGAAGGTGTTAAATGTCAGCGAAACTATTTGTACATACGCCAAGCCCGTTTCAACCACCGCAACGGCTGCACCAACCGTGCTATTGGTATCGTAAACCTCATACTTATACGACCCCGTTTCAAGAGAGCCGACAACGATGGTAAACTTGTCATAGCGTTCGGTGTAGTTGGAAAGGTTGGCCGATTTCAGCAGGGTGAAGTCGGTGGTCACATTCTTGGCGATGTTGGTCAGGCGCAAGATATAGCGGTCGCCCGATGATGCCCGCTGCGTCCAAGTGACTACAATCGTGTTGGTGGTGTTGGGGGATAGGTATATCATCCTAACCCTAAATGTACTTTGCGCCCGAATTTCACAATTTGCGCCCGATACTTCGGTACAGTTCGGCTCTGCGCTCGGCGGTCTTGGTAATGTCAAACCTTTCACGCACATCCTTGGACAACTGCACGGCAAGTGAGCGAGCGTAGTCGGGTTCGTTCACGAATTTCCTGACCGCCTTGTACCAAGCGTCTTTCTTCCCGTAGGGGATGACCAAGCCGTTGTGGCCGTGGACCAATATGTCGGTGTAGGGGATGGTTTCCGAGGCGATGATAGCCTTGCCCATCCAGCCTGCTTCGACCACCTTCAACTCGGATTTGAGGCGGTTGAACTTGGTATCTCGGAGCGGTGCGATGGTGGCGTTGATGAAGTTGTAGCCCCCGACATAGGAGTAAATGTCAGCCGCTTGGATGCGTCCGTAGTTCTTGTTCAGTCCCCTGCACGATAGCATCCGCTCGTAATCATCGTAAACTGGATTGTTGTCGTTCCACCCGCCAAGGTAGATTTTGTATCTCCCGTCAATGGAATGGTCGTGGGCCAGCAAGCCGAAGGAATGCTCAACGAGCGCAATATCTTCCTGATGCTGCGCCCCGCCAAACCATCCAATCTTGAACAGGTGCGGCTCGGGTTCTGCCGTCGTGTCGGGCAGGTATTGCTGGTAGGCTTCGTAAGGCTCGTTAGGGAGGATGGTCACGGCTTTGTTCAGCAGGCGTATCTTCTGCGCAAGGTGTTCCGTGGTCGTGGTCACATGGTCAGCCAAGCGGATGTGTTCACGAATCTGCTCATCCAATTTCGTGGACAGGTAGTGCCGATACATGATATGGCCGCTCTCCAGCACCCAGTAGTCATCCAAGTCCAATATCACCTTCGCTCCAAACGCCGTGAGAGCCTTGTAGACATTGCGAATTTGGTCCAAGGTACCTTGACACCAAAGGCGATTGAAAAGCCATATATCAACGGTCTTAAGGTCTTCATCTTTGACATTGGCGATATTGTCTACGCATACATAGTCAAACTCGGTGTAATTGTCGCCGAGGTAAGCGTTCGGCATTTCCAGCCGATAGAACGAGCAGCCCGTTGGATGGGCGTTGTAAACGATGCAAATTCTCATACCCAAAGGTACAAAAAAAAGGGCCACCCCCGAAAGGATGGCCCCTGACCACTAAACCATGCGGCGTATGAGAACCGCAGGTCAAAGATACTCTACGAACCGCTGATTTGTGCGGTCAGCGCAGAGAAAGTTGCGGCGGCGATGTTCAGCATCGGGTCGGGTTCCATTCCCGTGAGCGTCATCTCGTAGCCACTACGGTCACCGAATGCAGTACCCGTTCCAGCGGTTCCAGCAGATGCCTCCAAGCCATTCGCAGCACCCAACACCCAGTAGCGGTTGTTGTTGTCTTGAACGATAACAAGTAAACGATTTTGAGCCAAGAGGCGCAGTTCATTGCGGACCGAGGTCTGCAACTTATTGATGGTGAAAGTGACTTCGGGGGTGTAGAACAAAGTGCCATTCTCGGTGCTTGCGTTCAAGGTTTCCGTCATTGAAGAGGTAGCCTTGGTCAAGTCGTACTCAAAGAACGACCCTGACACCGAAGTAGGAGTGAATCCAGTTACCAAGCCGCTTCCGTTCGTGTTTACGGAGCCAGTAGCGTTCAACGCTTGGACATAAATAGTTTTGATACCGCCAACCGAGTTGCGGCATCCGAGGGCGTAGCCCGTGGTGAGTGAACAGGACATAGTGTATTTTTATTTTAGGAGTTGCAAGAATAAAAAAGCGGGGGGAAGTTTCCCTCCCCCCTTACACTTAGGCCAAGCGGAAGTCAACCATCAAGTCTGGATACGCAAAATTCACTCCTGCCTTAAAGGCTGCCTGCCAACGGATAGAGTCGTTGTCGCGTGACAGCCAGATGGAGAATTGCTCCTCGTCGGACAAGAGGTCGGTTCCGTAGAACAGGTTGCCAAGGTAAGTTGCAACGATGCGGTTGGTAGATGTCAAACCTGGGACGGCAACTACACGGACATTGGTACCAGGGTAGATGATGTCGCCATCGGCCAAACCTTGAAGGTCAACCTGGTTGTACATAACACCAGTCTGCGACTTCATGGCACCAATCAAGGTGCGGAAGTTGTTCCAACCGCAGAAGATGACGAGGTCGGTCTTGGTCAAGATGGCCTGTGGGATATCATTGTACACCTTGTCAAAGATGCTGATGACATTGGAAGTCGTGATACCAACGGAAGCCGATACTGGATTCCAGGTAGTGCTGGAAGCGTTAGCAAGAACGGTTGAACCCGATGCAGCGTTCAGCAGTTGGTTGACACCGCTGAAGTAAGCGTTGCCCTGCCAAATAGCGTTCTCCAAGGCTTCGGCGATACGGAGTGCTTTCTGCTCGGAGAATGCTTGTTCAAATGGAACACCGTCGTAAGAGGAACCTGCGGTCAACTGTGACTGCATCCAGTACTGCTCCAAAGAGCGAGGGCAGAGTTCTTCTTGAATCTTCATGCGACCAACGGTGATATTCCGTTGGGTGAAGGTGGTAGTTCCCGAAGAAGTCCATCCGCAAGAATCACCGCTTGCAATAGCGGCATCGGTGTCCATCAGGTTGAGGGCAGCGGCTGACTTGATACCAACTTGCTTGGTGAACAAGGCAGCGGAACGAGCGGAGAATACCGCTTTGGTGATGAGGGGCAAACGCTGCTGCTCGGTATAGGTAGTCAGCGGTGCAACAAATGAATAACTCATGGCTTTGTTTTTGGGGGGTTAAGGTTAGTTAGATTTTTTTAGGTTTTGGATTGCTTGTGCGAGGGCGTTGAAGTTCTGCTGGGTTGCGGCCTTGCGCTGCTCCACGATGGCAGAGGCGGTTGGCTTGGGAGTTTCGGATGGAAGTTCAGCGACCTTCTCAACGATGTCGGTCATGGTTTCCATTTGGCTTGCAAAGGAGGCCATCTTTTCCTTCATCTTACCCATCTCGGTGTAGGCGGCCTTCAGTTCCTCCATGATGCTGACCAGGTGCTTCTTGACGATTTCTTCCACCATGGCGGGGTCCACCAATGGGTAGCCTTCGGCGATTTCACTCACCACTTCACCTGCAACTTCGGGGGTTATCTCAGCGGCAACGGCTACTTCTTCGGCAGGGGCAGGGGCTTCGGCTACGACAACTTCGGTGATTTTGCCGCCTTCGGTTTTGACTACACCAACGCCCTCAACTTCATGCTCACCATCGGGAGCGGGTAGGGTTTCGTCTTCGGTGATGACATAGACAGGAGTTCCAGCAACGAGGTCGCCATCCACACGGATGACCGTACCATCTACCAACTTGTAGTCGGCGAAGGCTTGCTTTTGGGTTGTGAACTTCCGCAACTCGGTGCGGAGAGTGTCAATGGCTGCTTTTAGGTTCATAGATTATTGGGATTTGTAGTTGGGTTGTAATTGTTGCAAAAAAGCGGTTAAGTCGTCTGCGAGGCCAGCGAGTGCGACCTCCAGTTCAGTTCCTGTGTTCTTCATTCCGAACAAGCCCTCCACGGAGAAACCTTTGAAGGCGTGGCGATTCTCCCAAACTTCATCGTTCTCCACTTTGAAGGAGCCGAACCAAGAGCCGTCGGGGGTGTCCTCGTATCCCTTGGGTGCAAGGATGCCCCGTTCTGCGTCGGTGATGTAACTCTCAAACATGAACACCCCGAGCAGTTCCTCGTGGTGATAAGCGTTCACATTGTGCTGGTTCCCCTGCTTGAAGTACTTTTGGACAATCTTTCGAATGGTCGCCTTGTCGAACACGACATAGTACTCTCCGTAGGTGTCGTCCTTCCGGAAGATGGGCGTATCGGCAAGCATGAGCGGTCCAGTCAGCACCCTGCGTTCTCCCGTTTCGGCGAACCGCTGCGGGGTCTTGGCGAAGGCTTGGAAAGGCTTTTCGATAGCGGGCATATCGACGAGGGCGACGAATTGCACACCTTCGTCCACTTCGTCCACGGTCATTCGGTACACGGGAAGTTCCATGGTGGGATATGTAGCGGTTAGCCTAATGTTGCAAATTCGCTTAACCTGCGCACCCTGCTAGTCGTCTGCTGGATGTCCCGTTCAACCACATAGGCCCGCATCGGGGATGAGCCTTGGCCTTGGCCTTGACCAAATCCCGACAGGTCGGTAACATTTGGGTTTGCGAAGATTGGTGGGGGTGCTACTGCTGCACCCGGTGCGCCACCGCCTGCTGCTCCTGCTGGAACGCTGCCACCATCGCCCCCGCTTGTGATAGCCTTACCTGCCTGAATGCCAGCAGCGGTAATTGCTGCGATGCGTAAACCTGCACGAATCTTTGACAAAGTGTTGTAGGCTTTGAGTTGTGCAACACCTGCTGCCCCTCCGGTTATAGCATTGGCGGGATTGGCTGCTGCCATGACCGCATTGGCTGCCATCTCTTTTTGCAGATTCACGATTACGTTGGCTACGGCAAGACCTTTCTCCAAGGCCAAGGCTGCAATAGCAAGACCCTTGCTTTCGTTGCCAAAGGACTGCAAGATGTTTTGAACCGATTGCAATGAGTCCAAAACCACCTGTTTCTTGAAGTCGGCCAAGGTTTGCTCGTTCGCCTTCATGTCCTCGTTGAACTTGATGCGACGCTCCATCTCGGTCTGCATCGCTTGGGCGTTCAAAGCGTCCTGCTTGGCGTTTTGGTCAGCCGTAATCTGCACCAAAGCGTCAGCCGTTGTCTTGGCTTGCAGTACTTCGGTTTCGGCCATGATAGCCCTTGACCGAGCCTGTTCTTCCATCATTAACCTGCGAGCCTCTGCGGTCTTCCTGTCATCTTCTTCACGCTTCCTGTTGGCTTGAATCTGCGCCTCGGTATGGGCTTCGTATGCATCCCGATAATTGGACAACGCTGCTTCTTCACGCATCAAAGCGTCCTCCCTCGCCTTGGCTGCGATGGCTGGGTCGGGTAGGTTCAGGAACCTGCGGACCGCTGCGGTGAGGTCGTCCCACTTGGCAACCAAAAGCCCTACGGCTGCGACTGCTGCACCGATACCCGTAGCAAGGAGTGCGATTCGGAAAGCCTTCATCGCTCCTGTGCTGGTTCCCACCGCCACGGCGTAGAGTGCCTGCGCCGCTGCTTGGCCTTGGGTGATTAGGATGGAATCCTTGTTGAGCAGGTTGGCCACCTGTTGCACACCGTTGGCGAGGGCCATCGCCGCTTGTACCTTGACGAGGGACTTTTGCAGTTCTTCTTCCTCCGCTCCGAATAGTGCCGCCGCTCCTTGGGCAATTTGAAATCCCGCCGTGATGCCTTGGACCGCTGATACGAAGGTGTCAATGGTTCGGGTGTCCGAGGCGAGTTGCTTAATCCTCTGCTGCGTGTCCCCGATTTGGTCTTTGAGGCGGCCCGCCTCTTTCTCCATTTCACGGAATGCTTTGGTCCCGTCTTGACCTGCGAGGGCCATATCCGCAAGGGTCTTCTGCAATTCCCGCAAGCGGGTCTTTGCGCTGGTCGTGCCAGCGGCGGTGGAATCCTTGAGGCCAACCTCAAGTACGATTTCTTTTGTTACATCTGCCATGGTTATCCTTCGGAGGGTAGTTCGGGGTTAATGGGTGGTTCGTAGCCTGGGTCGGTTGGGTCGGGGTCAATCGGTCCGTTGAACAGGGCCGACGGGTCGTTTGCAATCGGAGTCGTGCTTGTAGCAGCAAACTCGGATAGGTTCAAGATTCTGCGCAGGGTTACACGGCAAGGCTTCATTTGCCCGACCAAATAATCTCGTATTTCAAGCAACCGCCAACGGATGCCGCCGTAATAGATGGGCTTTCGGAAGTCCAGTTGGTAGATGTCCACGGATGATAGCAGCATGGTCAGTTCCAACTGCAATGCCTCTTGGGACACCGTTTCGTTGATGTAGTTCAACCAATAGGTGTTGTACAGATTGTTGTTCGTGTAGGCGTACGGCGACCCGCTTGCGTTGACTGCGTTGTAGTACACCAAGCGAGGCTGCCCGAAGGCCAAGTCCACGCTGGGGGCGTAGGGGTTGTCAATGTGGGATATAAAGGGCAGGGCGGTTATCGGGGTTGTTGCAGCAAACCCGTCCTCTTCAAGACCAAACCAATAGAGCCAAGGGGATTGACTTGTGATGCGGTTGTATTGGGCAATGCGGTAGCCCGTTTGCAGGGGCTTGATGCTTCCGCTCAACCGAGTGCCTTCCAAATCCCAAGTGCGGCCAAGAATCTTATCCGAGGCAAACGATGCGGGGATGAGTGTGCCGCATAGGGTTTCAACGACCTTATCGCCTTTGCCGTAAAAGTTGGAGGTGTTGAAGATTCGCCCTCCGTAGCCTTCACGGGCCAAGGGGTAGGACTGCTTGTAAGTTTTGGACAGGTAATCCCCCATGTCCTTGTATTTGAACACGATGTTGGTGTAGGCGTTCGGGTCGCCATTGGTCAGCACCTGCTCGGCGTTCTCGTCGGATTTCTGCGACCAATCCACTACACCCGAAGTATAAAAGTCCTTCCACGGCTCGATGTAAATCAGCCTTGGGTCTTGCGGGTCAGGCATGAATTGCAGGTTGAACATCTTTTGCAAGTCCTGCAACAGGTCGCTCTGCTTCACATCGGCAGGCAAGGCCGTCCGCATATCCAACACACCGATGCCCAACGGGTTCTCCAAGCAAGTCCATTGCACGGTTGTCCCCGAAAGGACACTAAAGTTTTGGGTTGCAACAACGGTATCAGCGGTAATGACAAACCCCACATTGGCGGTAATGTTTGCGGGGATGGTTATGTTTTCAAAGCGGACTGTGAACTGGTTTTGAGTTCTTGCGGTGATGTTGCTGATTACCGACACATCCGTTGAATTGGTGATGTTTCGGATTGACATATTGCAACGAATACTCCCGCTAAACGAAATTGAGCCGCTGACATTCAGGGTGACATCCACATTCCAACGGGTCGGGAGTGCAGGAGCGACGAAGGTGCTGGACGATGCGACCCAATACCCTGGGTTGTCGTAGAACGGTGCAGGCGTGTCTTTCGGGAATGCGAGCGTTTGGTTTGCGCCTTTGATAAAATTCGCCGTGTTCCCCGTGGCTTGGGCGAAGATATTGGACCCCGATAGGTTGACGGGCATGGTCCCCGCCGCATACGGAATCACCAGTTTGTTGAATAGTGCCGAGTTGAAGAATGTGGACGAGTAACGGAATCCCGCTTGGGTGAAGATGAGGTCCACCATCTTCTTGACATAGATGCTTGGCCCCAACTGCCACCACCCTGCGACCAAGTTCCCTTGGGTCAAGTCGCTGAACCCCGCTGCATCTACAATCCCGTAAACATACCCGCTGCTTGCGCTGCCCGATGCCGTCCAGGTACCCGACACATGGCCGCTATTGGGCGTGTGGTTCATTCCTGTAACGCCCGCCGTGTTGACGAGCATATTCCCCTCAATCGCTTTGAACAGGCTCACATTGTCCGTAAACAATCCCACCTCGTAGGTGACGGTTCCCTTGGTCTTGGACATGGAGAGCAGTTGCAGCACTCCGCTGAATACCTGCACCCCATCCTCCCACATTGCGGCACGAATCCGCTTGTTCGGTTGGAATCCACCCACGAAGGACTGGATGTTGTAAGCGTAGGCAAAGCAGGCCCGATTCGTCGGGGTGTTGGGCAGAGTGATGGTTTTGCTGAACGAACCCCGCTGCTTGGTTACATCTTCAATATCCCCGATGGAATAGGTTACAGCGATGTCCGTGCCGCCCATGGTGTCCAGCACATAGGCAAGTTCGGGCATCCCGTTCAGCCCCGCAAATCGCAGGTATAGGCAGTCAAAGCAGGCTTCTTCAACCGCATCCGCTCCATCGGCAGTCGCACGGGTGTTGAAGTTATTCCACGCCGTTAAGTCGTCGATGAAGTTGGCGGTCGGGTAGGCTATGAGAATTACGCTCATAGGATGTTGTTGTCGTAGGCCACGGCAATCTCAATCTGCATCTGCGTGAGGCGGTCATTCCTTCTGGTTACAAATTGATACTGGTTGGCGTTGACCACCGCTTCCACAAGGGTTCCGTTGAGTTCGATCCATACATACCCGCTGCGTACCATCTCAATCAGCCACTCGGATTCGGCATCGGTCAGCCAATCGGAGTTCAGCGCATAGACATAATCAAACGACCCCGCCCATACCTTGTTGTAGGTGGTGGTCGCATAGACATCCGAGTTGTACCCAAAGACCTCTCGCTCAATGTTCGCCCGCTTGCGGTTCTTCATGGTGAAGGTGTACGAATCAATCCCGCCGTACTTGTTGACGAAATGGACGGGGATGGAGTTGAACCGCTGGCAGGGGCCAAAGGTGAAGGTGGTTGTGTCCGACTGACCAGCCGCATTGGATATGAAACGCACCGTGTAGGAATCGCCCTCTACCGCTCCGCTCAATGCCGTGATGGTTCCCGATAGGTTTGCAGGACCGCAAGCAAAACGCTGGATATTGAAATCCGTTGTCCCCGAAAGGCTTGGGCTGACGGCGAAGTTGTAATCCGTTCCCTTGTAAGTGACTTGGGCCGATACGAGCCAAGTGTCATTGGGTGATACGGTTGTGTACTTGGTCCCGTTGATTGCAAGGAAGTTGCTGCCCCCGTGGTACACCGTGAAGGCTGTAGGGGTTGTCAGCGGTCGGACCGAGTTGAAACTGCTACCGATGCGGAAGTATGGGCTTAGGCTCCAGTCAGCCAATTCCAACTGCTCCAAGTTCCCCGCAAACGCCATCACCCCGCTGACCGTTGTGGTCGCCCCTGTGACGACGGGCGTGTTCCCGTACTCCTGCGTGAAGTCCAACCTGTACCCCGAATAGAACCCCGAATGCTCCACGAAACCCGTCTGCGTTAAGGACGGCTTGGTCGGGCTTACCAGAGTTTCCACGACCTTCTGCATATCGAAGAATCCAAAGTTGGTGGTGGGCAATTTGTCGCACTTCAGCCGTGCCAGCGTCGTCCCTGCGGGGTTCTTTACATCGCAGACATAGCGGTAGTTAGGCTGGGCAATCAGCGAGCCGCTGACCTTGTAAAGCATCTTGTTGAAGACGGGCGTGGCCACAAGGGGCGACCCTGATAATACGGTTATGGACATGGGTTATCGGGAAGTTGAAAGGCTGACCTGCTTGCCCAAGACCTCGGAAATAGTATTGACGAGCAAATCTATTTGTTCGGGGGTGAGAGCGTTGCTGAGGAACTTGGTGGCGTAAAGTCCACGCCTGCGGACAAAGTAGGTGATAGACCTTGCGTCTGCGAGTTTCTGCTCCTCCACCGTCCGCATGGCTTTCTTCTCACGGGAATAGGTCGGGGTGACCAAAATCCCTTTGTCGGTAATCCAGTCCGCAATGGCTTGGGTCATCGGGCCAACTTGGTCGCTCTTGCCTCCACCCTTCTTCTTGAACGAGAATGGTGAGTTTGGCGCACGGGTTGAACTGACGGTCCCCCGCACTCCTTGGTCCACGAATTTCCAATAAGGGTTGGCGAGCAAGTTGACCGCAATCTTTTCGGCAGTCAAGGGGATAGGGTCAAAATCAAGGCTTGCGGATAGCGTTCCCTTGGCGTTCACATCCTTGCCGTCCTCCCGACCTGTGAGCAGGTTCTTTTGTGCGAGGGCGATGATATTCTTCAACCAATCAATCAGCACCTGCTGCCTTGGGTCAACGCCTCCACCTTTCGGGCCTACGGTTATACCAATGGCTTGAAGGTCGGCAATGTTGACCTCCTTCAAACTGCCGCTTCCGAACTTGGCGAGAACTTTGGTTTCCATGTGGGTAAATGTACCCCGTGCTGGAATGTGTAGTCAGGACAGGATTCGAACCTGTGCGAGTACACGCCCTTTTAATTAACGGTTGTACCCTACGTATAGCGTCTGCCATTCCGCCACCTGACTAATGCAAATATACTACTTTCTTCTCGCTCTTTCAGCCTCCATCCGCTCCGCTTCCAAAATATCGTGAATCAGCAGGGCGTAGTTCAGGAACTCCACCGCCTTCATTGCGAAGATGGCATCAAATTTCAGTACATCCTTGTTGGCCATCCGCCAAACGACCATCAACCAACCGTAGCCAGCAAGCGGATTGGTTACTGGGCCTGCATCCCCTTCGTCAGGTGCTTGGAATAGTCGCTCAAAACTTTCAAGTAGGATTCTGAACTTAGCAAAAAAAAACTGACCACCCCCCAAACATCTCCGATTTTGGCGTGGGACTTGAATAGTTCGGCACGCTCTTGGTGACTGGCCCCATCGTATTTCTTGGGGAAGTAACCGAACAACCCGCCCTCCCTGCAAAGGGTCGCCATGATGCGGTGCAGGTTTTGGACCAACTTCTTTTCGTCCGTCGTATCCGTGTCCATGAGGTCTATCAGTTGTCCAGCGGTCAGTTCATCCGTGAATACCGTCGGAATCCACCATTTGCCGCCTGCTTTGAACCGCCTCTTGTACCCAAGGGCAGGCAATGCGTTCCACTCGCTGATAATGGCCTTGTAACGCTTTAGGACGCTCTTGGCGGGCATTTCTCGGACGAGTGATATATCCACCCCCTCAACGATTGCAACGACCCCTGCACGCTTGTCGTAGTCCCCAAGGACGCTTGAGAACTCAATGGCTCCGATACGCTGGAACTGGTCGATGGTGAGGTCTTGGAGTTTCATTTTTGAAAGTACCATTGTTGCGTGCCTGGGACAACTCCGTGCCGTCCCCCGAAAAATTCACCCACCGCCTTCACAACCCCTGGCCATCCCGCCGTGTAGTCGTCCCCGCAAATAAACCCTCCCCGCTTGACCTTCGGGAACCAAGCCTCCAGGTCCGCAAGTACGGGTTCGTATTCGTGGGCCGCATCGATGTAAACGATGTCAAATTCGCCCTGCTTGAATAGTTTGGAGGCAGCGATGGAATCGCAGTTGTGGTCCTTGATTTTGTCGCTTATCGGGGCGATGTTCTGCTTGAAAACCTCGTAGGATGGGACCGAGTTGCTGGCCTTGTGTTCGGGTGAACCCTCAAAGTGGTCCACCGCTATCAACTTGTAGTTCTGCCCCCTGCTGACAAAGACCTCGTCAAAGATGGCCGTGCCTCGTCCGAGATAGACCCCAATTTCAGCCATAGTGATGCGAGGCTTGGGGGGCAGGGTATCAAGGATGAACTGAAGGAGTTGGCCTTGTTCCTGTGGGCTGGACCAGCCGAAGATGTGGTCGTGTTTCATCGCTTAAAGATTTCTTTGATGTTCCTACTGTTGTCCCGATAATTGTTGGATAGGTGATAGACCTTGCAATGGTCCGCAAGTTCGCCGTTCTCGTCCATCTCCAGCATCGGCTTTAGTTCCAAGGACCAAATCGGCAGGGAGGCAAGGGATTCACGATAGAGGCCGTTGTTTGGTATTGTCTGCAACGCTTGCGGGTTACGGCTCAACACCTCGGCAAGCCGCTTCGTGCTGAACATCCAAAAAGCGTGATAGTTGATGTAAAACGGAAGGCTTGCGTAGGTCTTCCCGTTCCACTCCTTCCACATATTCGGTGTAGGATTGAATGCAATGTCGGGGCTAAATTCGCCTTCCACATTTGGGTAGGTTTCAATCCGAGTAAAGGACGGGTACAAGTTGTCCTCAAACATCGCATCGAACTGCTTGGTGAAGTTGACGAAACCCTCTTTGGGAAGCATCATGTCGTCCTCGAAATACGCCACCCAGTCAAAGTGCTGGTACACCTCTGCAATCCTGTTGCGGTGCTTGCTGGTCAGTTCCCAAGGGTGTCCCATCGCCGTGTGGGCGTGGAAGGTGACGGGAAGGTGAGCGAGTTCTTGCGCTGCTTGGGGGTCGTTGGTGTCCACGAAGATGTCCGACTGCACAGGGTAGTACTTGATGGCCTCAATGACCTTGGTCAAGTTCTCCACCCTGTTCGGATGGTGGTGGTAGGCGATATTGGCGAGCAGTTTCATGGTTAGAATGTGATGACGAATTTACTTGGGTCGGGCCATCCTGGGTTGGGGTCGTACACGGTCATCCCTTCCCGCTTTCCAATCCAAGTTTCGGCTTGGTAGCGGTGTTCCCTTACGGGTTCGCCAAGTTCCCGCACATGGCTTGACTTGGCCCACCAAAAGTTCCCTGCAAAGTAGGGATACCCGTCGGGGTTGTTTTGGTCCGCTATTTGGGGGAACTGCTCGGTGGTGAGCCAATGCGTTCCAACGCAGTCCACTTTCTCCAGTTCCGCAAGAGAGCGTTCCCATGCGACGATGTTAAAAAACACCATAGACCTGCACCACATCTGCTTCACAAGCGACGGGTCAGCGGACCCCTTCGTATGCCCGTAGAGGTAGGCCGCATCCTCGGTTTGGCTCGCCTTGTACATCTCGGTCAGCGTTGCTTGCTCCCATGCGTTTGTGCGAGTGACTACCACCTTAATCTTTGCCGCCACGAGCGAGTTGTCCAAGATTTCCTTGACCGCCTTCCGCTGGTCGGGAGGGCCAACGATGCCGACACGAATCTCGTCCAACTGTTCTATCAGCCCGTAGTTGCACAGGGCCATCATGTGTTGGTGCATGATTAACTGCCATTGGCCGCCGCCGCCGCAGTAGATGTGGTAGTAGTGGATGAGTTTCATAGGGCGATATAAACAATAAGCCAACATATCCAAAAGATAGCAATCGCAAGAAATAGTCCCAAAAAGACAGGCAAGCACCCGTATTTTTCAATCATGTGACCGATGGCGTTTAACTGGGATGGAATCATAGCATAAGGAGGGTTAAGATGCAGCCGATGAAGACCAAGGCAAGCACGACTCGACCGATGGCGAGGGCGAGGTCAAGGAGGGATTCGAGGTTCATGGGGGTAAAGTTACACCACAAGATACTTCCCCGAATTACTGACCGCCAATTTGTTGAGGGCCACATAGCGCAGGGCATCGCAGGCGTGGTTGTAGGAATCAATCGGCACCCCCGTGTTCTTGCCCTCCTTGTCGGTCGCCCAAGTGTACGATCGTAGTTCCTTGATCAGGTTTGTGCTATCCTTGGTCACATGAAGGTTGAACCGCTTGACCACATCTATCCCCTGCCTGACAGAATCGGGACCCTTGCTTGCGGGCTTGATGTTGAATCCGAGGCGGTAGATTTCCTCAATGCTCTTGGGTTCTGCCGAATCGGCCACAATCTCCCAAGCCCGTGTAATCCCGAACTCTTTTAACCGCACCGCTATGTCCGAGTTGGTCAGCCCCCGATGATAGAGCAGTTCGTGAATGAAGAGGTCATCACCCCTGCGGTACACGGCGACCAAGGCCGTAGGGTCGTTGCTGAAACCCCAGTCAAGCCCGTAGGCGACGAATTTCATCGTGGATGGGTCAATACCCTCAACCACCGTGTAATCGCCGTATATCGCACCCTGTAGCGTTCCGACCTGACCGAGGCCGTACACCTTCCACCAGTTCGCCCAGTATGCGGAGGTTTCGGCTTTGGTGCGGTTCAGTTCGATGTCCTTGCGGATGGTGTCAGGCAGGGCCTCGTTGTCTTGGTAGGTGAGAATCAGCAGTTCGGAATCCGCTTCCCTTAGGACCTCGGTATGCGCCCAAAATTCGTGGGTCGGGTTGAAGTCAATGTATATCGCCTCGCTGGTACGGATGGCGAGTTGGTAGTAGGATTCAAAGTCGATGTTGTTCGCCTCGTTGATGAACAGGACCTGCCTTCTTGCTCCTCGGAGCCTTGCCTCTTGGTCAGCCGAGAAGAACTCGATGGTGCTACGGTTGGCGAACTGGTAGGTCAGCAGGGTCTTGTTCCACCTTGCCGGAACGAAGATGCCCTTGGCAATCATTATCTTGATGAAGTCCCGAATCGCACCCCTCCGAAGGTGAGGCACGGTTTCCCCGACGATGCTGATTTCGGTCTTCTTCGTGCAAGCCTGCTTGATGAGAACGCACAGGATGCTGAAGGTCTTGGATGCCGATGTCCCTCCTTGGATGACCCTCTTGCGTTGGGTCAGCGATTCAATCTTCCGCTTGGCGGTGGTGTTTATGACCTTCATTCATCTTCCTCGGTCCATTGTTCAATGAACACCTGATTCTCTTGCTTGTCCACCAATGAGTTCAAACGCTGGGTGATGCTTGCGTTGTACTGACCGACCATGCCCCCCTCGATTTGGTCTTGGCGAATGACCCTCTTTATGCGTGAACAGATGCTTAAATAGTCCGAGTAGTTACCCTTTGTGTTGGCGAAGTAGTGTTCGAGTCCATCAATTATCCCTGCATCGGCACACCAGTTCTCAAAGCCTTCCAAGGTCAAGGGTCGCTCCAAGGGTTCACGCTGGGG